GAGGGTTACTTCTACGGTTTCGCAAGTTACCGTTGTAACGTCTTTGAGGTTCGTACTCCCTATAACCCAGATATCTGGGCTGATGCTGAGATTCTCTCAGAACAGCGAGCGCTTGCAAAGGCGGCCGCTGGTCATGGAGTCGATGCCCAAGTGGTTCCACTTTCAGAACCGTTCAAGGTACGAACAATCACAAAGGGAGATTCCGATATGTATCATCTTGCACGCCGGTGGCAAAAACCGATCCATTCAAAAATGAGAAAAGACTTTCAATCGTCTTTAATGGGTCAGCCATGCAGCGCGGCTTATCTGTCACAAGTCTTCTACAATAGTCCTTTCTTCAATTACAAAAATGAGAAAGGGTTCTTTGTATCAGGAGATTACGAGTCAGCTACAGATCTACTAAACCCACAACTATCATTATGGGCACAAAATGAGATATCAAACAGACTAGGTATTCCCCTTGAACATCAAAGGGTACTTAATGCCTGCCTAACGGAACATAACTTATACTACGGAGAAAAGAACGAGGACGGTACAAAAATTACGTACAAACAACAGTGGGGACAGTTAATGGGTTCCCCTACTTCCTTCCCGGTCCTTTGTCTTATTAACCTCGCTGCCACTAAATTGGCTTACGAGCTTTATGAGACTGAGCGACTAGGTGCGGAAAGTAAGGTCACAATACCTGTTGCAGAACTACCCATGTGCGTAAACGGAGATGACATCCTATTTTGGTGTCACTCAGATCGACACTATCAGATCTGGAAAGATGTTACAGCTAATGCTGGTTTAAAGTTTTCCCTAGGGAAGAACTATACCAGTAGGAGATTCTGTATTATCAATTCCGAAATGTATCGTCACCAACCTCGGTTCGACCTCCCCTTTACCAAAGTGCCCTGTATAAATACTCGGCTACTTGAGGGAGGCTCACGTAGTTCAGTTACAACACACTTTCCCGTACACAACCTTGATTATGCCATGCTTGTCGCTGACCCACTCTTCAATAGAACCAAACATCTATCACGCTTCTGTCAGGATAATCCTAAGAAGACTCCCATTCAATGCTTAAAAGCAAAGTTTGAGGATTCGACTGAAAAGAATATCGTCTGGCAGCAATATGCTAGCTGGTTTAACACTATTGAACAACGTCGGACAGTTTTACATAATCAGGCTTCTCGCCCCTTGAGTACCTGCACGGTCGGTTTCGATCGTGAGGCTATTCTTGGAGGAATAAGAGAAGTTCAAGTTAGAGAGATCTGTGATAAGAGATTCTTGGACGTTCAACAGAGAAGGCTCAATGAGTTCAGAGCCTTGCTGGGTAGCAAACTAGGATGTAATACCTCCTACTCCTTGCCCCAGTCCCTAGGGGGTTATGGTTTTCCCAAAAGGGCTGACACAAAGTACACTACTAGAGATGTAAAAATTGCAACTCTCAGGGTACTCGAACCTAAGCTATTTAAGAAGGCTTTAGATACACACACTCCAAACCTCGCGAACGCGGGCTTTATGAGAGCAGTGGCTTCTGAAGTAAACTTCATTACAAAATACTTAGGTATTGAGGCAACTACTGAGCTGAAACAATATTCATCCTATCAGGTGGAGGAGTCTAACATCTATGAGATTCCTTTCTTAAGTGGTTTTTTATCATCAACCAACTTGTGTGTCGCAGAAGATGAACGTTCCGCCGCTTCCAAAAACAAGTTCGATCATGGTATCCCTATTCAAAGGAATCATCCAGGATTGAACCGTGTTTATAACAAGCTAGGCGACAAAGAACAATCTAGGCAACTAGACGCAGATCTCGAGGGTGGAGTTGAGAGGATTGAGCTAAAGTTCATCTTGGATGCCATTGAAGGCTACCAAGTACGAACATATAAGCCCATTCCAAAAATGAGGTGAGTTTGGGATTTGATGAGGATGGAAGCATAAGGAAACTAAGCTTAAACCTAATGAGTTTACAAGAATGGGGGAGATTCCCTTTTAACATATACGTAAATGAAGGACAATTTGAGATTAGTGGAGTGCTTTTC